TTCAGCAGCGACTTGACCGCGTCCAGGCTGGTGGTGTCGGTGTAGGGGCAGACGATGAAGTCGTAAGGCTGCTCGCCGAGATTGGCGAAAGCGGCAGTCAGGCTGGGGGCGGTGGCGCCGCCCGTCATCGCCGTGATGGTGATGGCAATGCCGGTCGGCAACACCTCGCCGCCGAGCGATCCCTGATAGTTCAGCCGCAAATCGATGTCATTGCCGGCCGGGCCTTTGTTGACGGCAGTCAGGGTGACGGTGTTGGTCGTCGCGGTGGCATTGACCGGGCATGTCGCATCGGCGCTGATCAGCGCCGCCAGGGCTGTGGCGATCTGCGCGGTGGTCTGGGTGGTGACCACCGGCAGGGCATAGCGAATGCCGGCCACATAGAGATAGACGGTGCCGTTGGCGGTCGGCGCGGCGGTGAAGGCGACGGAGCCGGCCGCAGCGGTGGCGCCGGGATCGTCGGACAGCGGCAGCAGCCATACCTCGCCGAAATTGTCGTTGGCGCGGTAGGCTGCCACCATCATCGCCAGCATCGAGTCGGGGCCGCCGACAAGTTGGGCATCAACCACGCCCTGGCTGATCACGGGGACGTTCGGAACAGCGGTGCCGGCCGAGGTGATTTGCCCGATGATCAAGGCGCGCTGGTTGAGCGTTCCGGTATTGGCCTGGCTGTTGTCAACCTCGGCGTAAAACAGCGGGACGCGAATTCCCGCCGGGATGTTCTTGAACGGGATCGTCATTCGGAGGCGCTCCGGTTAGCGGTGTCGGGCGCGGAGCCCAGGATCACGTCACCGTCGCGCAGGCGGCGATGCCAATAGGGCTGCTCCTCGGACACCTCGCGGCCTTCCGGCGGCAGCAAATCCTTCAGGTCCGGGTCTCGAATGGCGAGGCCCGGTGCGGGTCGAACAAACATGGCGGGGCTCCTACTGGGGCAGTTGGATGTCGAGCGCGGCCTCGTCGCGGCCATCGGGGCCGGAGGGGCGCGGGGCGGCGGCGGGGGTGTAAGGCGGGGCAGTCGGGGCCGGATAGGTGCCAGTCGCATCGAAGCGGTTGCCAAGGTCGGCGTGGATGCCGATGCTGGTCAGCGGCACGGCGACGCAATCCATCGACGGCGCGAAGTCCTCGGGGTATTCCATGGCGAAGTCGATGGAGGCTCCGCCGACATGCCTCTTCCCCTCGGCTGTCACCGAGGGTTTCGACGTGTCCACGGACGAGAATTGGTTGATCGCGCAAATCAGCGCGTTGTCGGTCAGGACGGCGGTCTGCACCTGATCGCGCAGGGTCTGAATCCGTGCCAGCGCCTGTTCCTTGGTGTCGCCTTCGACGCTGAAATCGACGGTGATATTGGTGGTGGTGATGAACGATGGTGGCTGAATGCGCCCGCGCGAGGTCTTCTGATCGCTGCCGACACCGACCTGGATGGCCGGCAACTTAAGGCCCGTCAGCGGCCAGTCCTCGGGCGAATAGACGCGAGTCTCGGCGAGCGTCCCGGCTGCCGTGATGGCGGCGATGATCATCTGGTGCAGGGTTTCGGAATACATCAGCCGGTGACCCAGTTGAGCATGAGCTTGGCTTCGCCATGGCTGTCAGGGCGCACCTCACGGACCACGTAAGTCGTGCCGGTGCGGTCGATGGTCAGGGCGTCGTCTTGCGCGGGCGGGGTGAGGAAGGCGGCGAGGCGCACGCCGAGAACCGGAGTGACCGAGGAAACCGGAATGCCGTCCTCGACCACGACCTCGCGATAGGCCTCGTCGAACACGGCGTCGGCGATGTCGAAAGGCTGGCCGGCGGCCGGCGCGTAATGCACCAGCTCGCCGAACACGCCCATGACCGGGCCAAGAACAGCCTTGTCCCAGTCAATCGCCACGATCAGGCCTCCGACCGGCCCGACAGCAGCACCTCGGGGCGGGTGCAGATGTGCAGGGGGTAGGAATAGGCCTCCATCTTCCACCACGCGCGGCGGTCGCGGTCGAAGATCGGAATGATGTAGATCGGCTTGCCGGGGGTGTTGACCCACTCGAAGCTTTCGCCCGGCGCGTGGGCCACACGGAAGATGCCGGGGGCGCCGACCGGGAAGAACTTCACCTTGTCGCTGGCGACGGCGATGGTGGTGGTGTCGTCCGAGCCGCGATAGTTCAGCCAGGTGATTCCGGCGAAGGTGAAAGACCCGAAGGCTGCGCCCTGGCTGTTGTCGCGCAGATCGGCGGCGGCCGACCAGTTGATGAAGGTGCGGATGACATCGGGGTGATTGGTGAAGGCGTCGTAGAACGCGTCACCGCACAGCGCATAGACCTTGGTGGTCGGCGTGAACGCCCCCTGGCTCTTGCGAGCCATGGTGCGAACGATGCTGTTGCACAGCGGGCGCAGGGAATTCGCCACGCCCGCCGCGAGATTGAAGCCAACCTCGGTCGCCTGGATGATGCCGAACTCGTCGAACCAGTTGAACTTGATCGATCCGTCGTAATCGGTGCACATGCCCTGCACGGCGGCAAGGCGCTGATATTCCCAGGTATATTCGATGTTGCTGGTGAGGCCGGTCGGGCCATTGAGGCGGCGCGCAACTTCGGTTTCGAGCTGCATCAGTTCGGTTTCGGTGCCGAACGCCCGGATGTTCTGGATTTCGTTGGCGTAGATAGTGTCCGAATGCATCAGGCGCGGCACGTCAAAATACCGGGCCGAACGCTTCTCGGTGGTGCGCTGGGCACCCTCTTCGCCGCGATCCGAAAAGGGGATCAGCACCAGCTTGCCCTGACGCTGCTCTACGGCCAACGCCGTGGTACGGATCGGATCGGGCTCGAAGATGCCCAACTCGCCGAGACCGGTCGGGCGGAACGGGTTGCGCTCGACGGCCGTCGTCAACTGGATCGTCGAGAAGGGGTCTTGGGTAAAAACGTTGAGAGACACCATGGAATGGCTCCATCTAAGGGACGCGGCGCATCTCGGCGCTGCCGCCGGCCCTGCCAGGGCCGGCTATTGCGAAGGGTGGTTAGCGGGCGATGATGCCGAGGCCCGCGAGGGTCGCGAGGGCAGCAGTGATCTGCGGGGCGGTGACCGAGGCATCCCAGACCAATTCCGAGGCGTTGACCTCGGCTTGACGGGAGATGATGGCGGAGGTCTTGTCAGCCAGGGTGGCGTCGGTGGTGCTGAACAGGATCGCCGCCGGAACCTGACTGCCATCGGTGGCCGCCGGCAAGTAGGCGACATACTTGCCCGACCCCTCCGCCACAGTGACGGTGAAGCTGTCGGCCGCCGCGAAGGCGGTGCCGCCAGCCGTGATGGTGAAGCCAACGCCACCCGCGCCAAACACTGCGCCGGTCGTACCATGGCCGATTTCCAGGCCATTGGGGGCGCTGACGATGAAGTTGGTGGCGCTGTCAAATTCAACGTCGTAGACGCCCGGCAGCGCGCCCGCGCCCACGGTGATGGTCCCGAAGGTGCCGTTGCCGGCATTGGTGCCGAGCGCGACGGCAGCGGCCGTGGCACCGGTGGTCTGCTTGCCGAGGACGGCGCCAGCCAGCAGTTTGGCGCTGCCGGTAATGGTGGCCTTGTCACGCGAACGATGGCCGTTGGCCTCGGAGACGATAAAGCCGCCGTCATGCCATTGTTCGTAAAGGGGGATCTGACCAGTCATGTCGTCTATTCCTTGCTGACGGACGGAATTACTTGCCGAGAACGCGATGCATGGCGCGGTCCCAACTCGAAGAGATAGCGGTGGTGCTATTGGCGGACTGTTCGCCTCCAGAACCAAGGTTGGGATTACGGCGACCGGCCGGAGCATCCGACGAAGCTGCCGGAGTGTCGCGCAGGACGCCGATGATCTGCTGGCGGGTCATGGTGGTGTTGGCCAGCAGGTTCATGGCCAGGGCCGGGTTTCCGGCGGACACGCGCGACCCCAGGACGGTGGCCCATCGGGCACGTTCGCGGCGGCGAGCGGAGGCGGAAGCGCTCTTACCGCGCATTTCGTCCTCCTCGTCGTCCTCGTCGTCCTCATCGTCTTCGCTGGCGCGCTTGGCCTTCTTCGACTTCTTGTCGTCGTCCTCATCGTCTTCGCTGGCATCTTTGCCGTCATCATCTTCGCTGGCGCCGTCACCATCGCCGTCGTCGTCGGCCTTGGCCTTCTTCGACTTCTTGGAATCGCCGTCCTCGCGGTCCTGATCCTGATTCTTGCCGTCATCGTCCTCGGCATCCTCGCGCTCGTCGCGCTCGTCCTCGGACTTGGCTTTGCCGGCGGCGCGGGTCAGGCCGGCGAAATGGGCGAACGAACGCGCGCCCGCCGCCACGCTGGTGGTCAACTTCATATCGAACCTCTTGGGTGGTTTATCTCAGCCCAGCTCGGCGAGCAGGGAGCGGAACGCCTCATCGGGTGCCATGACGGCATCCGCGAAGCCGACCTTGACGCCCTCAGCGCCGAGGAAAGTGGTGGCCTGGGTCGCCTTGACCTTGGCCGGGTCGAGTCCGCGGTTGCGGGCGACGGTGGCGACGAACAGTTCGCCCATGGCATTG